TCTTGATGTAACTTGGATTGGAATGCTCTTATTAGGGTTTATATCCAAGTTCCTCAAAAAAGTTTAAACACGTTTATTATCTGTTTGTTCCCCTTTATAGATGAAGTCATCACTATTCTTTTCAAAAGTATGATCTAACCCAATACTGTGCAAAACTTCGTGTGCAGCAGTTTGCTCACCAGCGTTTAAGAAGCTGCCAACTCAAAAATTATATCACGGCTCTGTAAAGATATAATCAAGTCTTTCATTCTCTTTACCAAATGCTGCTTTATATCTTTTTGCGTACTCTTGTTTTGAAATCTGTTTTCCAGAAATTGCATCTATAAAATAATGTAGATCACAATTTCTATATGTACAAACTATCAGATGATCCTCTTCTCTTTTTTGTTTTTCTTTTTTTGCTAATTCTATATATTTCTCTTTTTTTGCTAATTCTATATATTTCTCTAAACATTTATCTTTTGGGTAACCATCTTTTATCACAACTTTCCACATATTCATTTTTTGTACATAATATAATTCAAATCCAAAATAATTTGTTCCTCTAATATCAACAATTCTACCTTTTCCAGTTTTAAGGTTGATATGCCCTTTCTTTTCCAAGAATTGTAAAATATAAGGATATTTAATTTTCTTGAATTTCTTATCTTCATCTACAATTCTTTTAACACCTTTTTTATTGTAATAAACAGATTTTCAGATAAGTACATTTTCTCCTATAAAATGCTTGATGCTTTTAATTTTTCCATTCGGATAATAATCTTTACGGCGTGTTATAAAAGAAGGGGAGGGCAAACTTTCCTCTATATACCCCCCTTCTTCTTTGTCAAAATCTATATCATAAACTCTGCACCCTTCTTTCATATATACCTCTTTCAATAATACCCCCCTTTTATGTTCAAGCTCTTTAGCGAGCTTAAAATCAAACGTTTCATTTTTAGATTGTGCTATTACATAGGAAGCATACAAATATAGTAATACTAAAAATACTCTCATAATTGCTCATTAATTATTTTATTTAATATTTCTTTTTTGAGGTGTCTATTTAGCTACATACTAATTGACTTTGGGAAACGTTACTTGATGTATTACCTTATGTAATGTAGGAAAATTCTTCCCATTATTACTAAGTCTGTTTTAAAGCGTTCAGTAAACTCTAAGAGGCTTTGTCCCTTAAATAATTCCATAATACATTAATTTTCAGAGAGCAAATATATGAAATTATTTTGATACCTCAATAAAACATCTCTCTTCCTGTTTCAGGATGAGGTACTATAACCTTAGTTTGGGCATAGTTAAAAGTTCCTAATAGTAAGAATGCTGTAAATAATAAGTGTTTCATCTTCTTTTTTCGTTTTCAATTTCAATTTTAATAGCAGGATTTACAATAGCCCATTGCCAACACCAAGTACTATAACAAGGATAAGGAGCTAATAAATCAGTATAAGACATTAGATTTGTTGTATAGTTTAGAGCAAATACATATTTTTTATTGGGAAAGATAATGTTTGTATTTTCTCCCTTATCTTTGTGTGTATGAAAATCTATAAACTTTTCTACCTGATTAAAGAATTTAGTTTTAAGAACCCCCATAAGAGTATTAATAACATTCCCCTCTGAGTCTTTTTCGCTGCAAAGGTACAAAATAAAGCTGAAACATTTACTTTTGTTTTCTCGGGTGTAATAGAAAAAGAAGCAGCATCGCCACGCCCCAAAGGAAAAGGGAGAAGTAGGGGTGTCTCCTCAGATCAAAGGTTTGTTTGTGGGTGTCCCGAATATGGGTCTGGTGGGTCTGCTTCTCTGTGGCTCGCTGCTCATGCTGCTTGAGCTGCTCCTCCAGTGTTTTCTCCCTAAAGTGCAGTTTTAGCACCTTCGCCCCTTGTATGGAAAGGGTCTGCCCTTGTGCTGTCTTCTGCTGGGAGATAACCACTCCTTGCAAGGACTGCGCTGGCAGGGGCGAAAGGGACAAGGAGGGCACTGGCTCGGGCGAGAGGGGCAGGGGCGAAGACGAGGCAGCAGGGGCGAGACTATCGGCGGGGACAACCTCCAAGGCGATTTCTTGCCAATGCCACTCCCGCAAGAGACTCTCGCCCCTATACTCATGATAGGCTTCCACAGAATCACGTTGCTGGAAAAGTTGTGTATGCTCTTGGCTTTTCTTGACACTCCTACAGCTGACAAGGAGTAAAAGAGAGAAAAAGAAAAATTTCATAATAATTTTTAATTTTTAATTTTTAATTTTTAATCATTGTTCATTAATCATTGTTCATTGATCTTTCGTATAATTCTCCTGAGTTTGCCTTCGTAGTCGGGGTCGGTGGCATAGCCTGCTTGTGCGATGAAGTGAGCAAAGTCGAGAGGGTCTTCACGGTGGAGGAGTGCTTGGCGGTAGCGAGGGTTGCGGGTGAGCAGTCGGGCGTGGTGCAGGAAGCTCTCAGCGGGGGAGTCGTAGCGGCGAAACCAGTCCTTGACCACGTGTAGGTATTTGCCATTGGGTAGTGGGGTGATGCTGAGAATCTCGGGGAAGTCGCCCTTATGAGCGGGCTTAGGCAGTATCTCTTGGGTGCGCAACAGCTGCTTGAGGTAGTCAGGGGTGAGTGCGGTGGCCTTGATGCCGAAAAACATATTGCCGGGGGTATGGGCGCCCCAGCCTGTTTCCAGTGCCGCTTGGGCAAGACTAAATAGGGCGGAAATACCCGTAAGCCGTTCGCTCTCAAGAGCATAGGGGAGATATTGTTTCTTAAAAACAGAGGGTGATAGTGGCTGCATGTTGGTGTATTTTAGGAAAAGAAGTAAGAGTTTGTCTGTCAATAATATAGTGTATGTTTCCTTGTACCCATGAGGCACGTAGGGCGCTGATAACCTCTTGGCAGAGTTCTTTCAGGCGGTAGCGTGGCGATACGTATTGAGCGCCTATCCTCCCCATATATACGTAATGGTCAGGTACATAGAGGAGAATCTGTGCCTGCCCACTGGGAGGAGGTAGCTTCTCACTCGGGGCTTGTCCCTTGGGGCGAAGGTAGCGGCAGGCAAGACACTGGATGACTATATCCTCCTTCTGTGAGTCATTAGGACGGTCATTGCCTAAGTAAATGCCCCCGCTGAGTCCAAGACGCTTCCTTACCTCAGGGGTGGAAAGAAGCTGGTAAAGATGGGTTTCTATTTCGAAAGTCACGAGAACAATGATTAATGATTAATGAACAATGAATAATGAATAATGATTAATGATTAATGAATAATGAACAATGAACAATGAATAATGAACAATGAACAATGAATAATGAACAATGAATAATGAACAATGAATAATGAACAATGAATAATGATTAACAATTGAACATTAAACATTAAACATTAAACATTAAACATTGAACATTGATCATTGAACATTGATCATTGAACATTGATCATTGATCATTGATCATTATAGAAAGATTCTATTATGCAGTTGTCCTTGGTCGTATTTCTGTACGATGGAGCAGCTACGGGGGGCGTTGCCTTCGGGGTCGTTGGCAATAAGGATAAGGGAGCCCTCGGCAATGTGTGGAGCATCACGGGGGAGGTACACCACATAGGCGAAGCGGCGAAAGGAGGCATTGGCGGTCTGTACATGATGGTAGAGGCTATTGGCCAGAGGTACTTCTTGCCCCTTGCTATTGGCCTCCTGCAAGCAGCGGCAGGCAAAGGAGCGCGAGAGGGTACTGGCCATCCATGTGCCATCCCCCCGCTGCTGGGAGAGGGAAGGAGTAAGAAGAAAAAGATAATGAGGATAAAGCATTTTGTTTCAAAAGTGAACAGTGAACAGTGAACAGTGAACAGTGAACAGTGAGCAGTGAGCAGTGAACAGTGAACAGTGAACAGTGAACAGTAATCAGTGAGCAGTGAGCAGTGAACAGAGAACAGAGAACAGAGAACAGAGAACAGAGAACAGAGAACAGTGAACAGTGAACGGTGAACAGAGAACGGTGAACAGTGAACAACTGATCACTGACAACTGATCACTGTTCACTGACCTCACCATATCTGTGATTGATCGTTGAGTTTAGGGGCGTGGGAGGGGAAGAGGATGTTGCGCTCGCCCAGCTCATAGCATAGGGCGGTGTAGTACTCCTTGAGGGCTTCTAAGTTCCAGCTTTGGGAATAGGCACCTTCGCTTTTCTTCAGGGAGGCGGGTGCCAGTATCAAGGAGAAGAATTGGTAGATGGCTCTGTCGCAGCGGGCTATCTCCACGGGGGCTTGTGGAGATAGCTGCGCTTTGAGCAGAAGCAGCTCGAGGGTTTCCTTCTCTATCCCTAAGGGCGAGAGGGTACGACTCAGGTATAGAGCATTGGTCATTAGTTCTTGTTCCATGAGGTGCTGTTGGTTTGCATAAGGATGGAGCGAGCGGCGAGGTTCCAGGCTGGGAAGAGGTTGGCGATGCCCTCGGTGACCTCGCGCACAGGGGATTCTTCGGAATACTTCTTGATCAGGGTATGCCCATGGAGTACTTTTAGGGCGTGGGAGGAAGTCATCTTCATGTCGATAGGGGCTTTCCAGTAAGTGTTGCCCAAGACCTTGCTTTCGGAGAAGAGAATCACGTCGTCCTCGAAGGGGTTGGCCGTCCTGGTCTCTCCACTGATGGATTGCAAGGAGACCTCTTGGTCGATGACGATGATCTGCAAACCGCGATAAGTCTCGGCATGCTTGGCAAGGTAGGCGTTGACGGTACTCAGGTCAGGAGCATCGGCAAGGGGAGCATTCGCATAGGGAGCACAGCGCTTGCCTACTTCCTCTTGTGAGGCAAACTTGAGGAAGGTATCCACGTTCATAAAGGCATATTTGTAAGAGACCCCATGGAGCTGTTGTCCTAAGCGCAAGGCCTTGATGAAGTCCTTGGAGAGGGGTTTTCCGGTGGTATTATTGTTGTAAGAGGCCTCTACTCCTATTTTCTGAGCGGCAGGGATTTGGTAATCCAAGTCGTACTGACTTACCACAGAAGCGTTGTTCTCGGTCGTCAGCGAGAAGCGTCCTAAGGAAATCTGTTGGAGCGCCATCCATTCGGCACGAGCAGCGATACCATGCCAGCAGGCCTTGGTGTCATCAGCCCAGAACTCGATAAGGGAGAGCATATCGGGGTTGGCGCCACAGGCAGCCACCATTAGGTCGTACTCAGTGAGTTCGTCCTCATTCTTCTCGCGAGCGATGGAGAGCTTAGGGATATCCCCAGAGAGCTTAGAGAGTCCTTTGCGGTTTTTCTTAGGAATAGAAGCGCCACGAGCGATAATATCTCCGGCTACTTTGAGCCCTGCTTGCCCCTGAAGCATACGCCACGAGAGGGTAGAAGCCTCTCGCAAAGGAAAAAGAGTAGGATAATAATATTGTTCGAGATTGTAGGAGCCTACAACCGCTTGCAAATCGGTCTGGTTAAGACCTGTCATAAGTGATGCGTTCATTTTTTTTAATAATTAGAGAATAATGAATAATGAATAATGATTAATGAACAATGATTAATGATTGACCATTGATCATTGAAAATTAATTATTGATCATTGAAAATTGATCATTATAAAAAGATAACTCCTTTGAGGGCGTCTTTGATGGTTTTAGGCATAGGGGGCATGAGGGCTTCACTCACTACGCAACTCACCCAAGCGGCACAGAAAAGGTTGTCGCGCATAGGTACCAAGTAGGTGTAGGAGGCCAAAGCCACGGGGGTCACCTTGGGGAGGAGGTCATTGCCCTTGGACTGGAATAGGGGTGTTTCCTTAGGGAGTTCCACTCCTAAAGCCGTCTCGAGAGTCAGGAGGTCATACTCAGGGTTTTGCTTATTGACTGTTTTGATTTTCTGCCCCTTAGCGGTATCCGCAGCGATATAGTCCCCAGGGAGGAAGTGATGTCCCTTGGCAATCTTTATCTCAGTAGCAGAGGCGCTTGTCAGGGTAGTGGAGGTTCGGGCTGTTTTCACGGCAGCATAGCGCCCGAGAGAGTCCTTGCCGATAGGCGTTCCTGCGATGAGTTTAGCGCCCCCTAAGACCTCTGTTGTAATGGTTACCCCACCGGAGAGGTCGGCCAGGGTGTGCATAAAAAGACCTGGGGAGGGGTAGGATTCGGTAATGTGTAATTTCATAGGTCGTTGTTGGTAAAAGAGTTATACTTGTTTTCCTTTGAATTGTTGCTGCGCGTTGGCTTGGAGTTGGATAAAAGAGACCACCGCAGGAGAGACATTCTGGCGCGGTGTCTCCTTGGTGTAAAAAGGCGGGTGTTGTAATGCCAAGCTTCTGTTGGCGAGGGTTTGATTTGCCTGTTGTACGTCATTTTTCTTTTGTTGTAAATATTGTTCGAAATCGGCAGGGGTAGCAAAGTGCATTAGGGGGAAGTCGCGGAGACTCTGCATGCGGAAATTACTATCTTGGCACTGGGCGAGTACCTCCTGAAGGCGGTTGTGTTGTAGCTGTTGTTTTTGTTGTGTCTCGAATAGGCTTAGGCGCTGTTCGAAAGCCAGCACAGCCTTTCGTACACTCTCCTCGATGCGCTTGTCCAAGGAGTCCGCAGCACTTGGGGTATCCCCCGCTACAGAGGGAGTTGTGCCTGTTGGGGTGGGGGTTGTTGCCGCAAGATAGTCCGCCACTTGCTCTGTGGTGAGCTTATTGACCAAGGCTTGTCCTTGGTGAGCATCAGGCTGTTGGGCAGCCAAGGAAATAGCTAAGGACTCCAAGTGAGCGGCATCCATTCCTGAAAATTTCTCTGTCAAGAGCGATAAAAATTCTTCTTTGTTCATGGTTTTAGGATTATGGGGTTTTAGGGTTTTGTAGACTAACGCCTAAGACCTGTTTTAAATTCGATGCAAAAGTACAACATTTTTGATGTACAAGTCAAGAAGAATTGTTGTGAGAAATGAGAATAGAAGTAGGAGGGGAGAGGGCAGTGAAAAGTGAAAAGTGAAAAGTGAAGAGTGAAAAGTGAAGAGTGAAAAGTGAGCAGAGGTCAGTGACATTGGTATGAGGTTTTTTGCGTGTGTCGTAGGGGCAAAGTCTGCGAGCTGGCGGAGCGGAGTATGTGATGCAATTCGCCTTTGTTGCAAATTCACCCATGTTGCAAATTCACGCATGTTGCAAATTCACGCACATTTCAAATTCGCCCATGTGGGAGGGCTAATTGCAATTAGCCCCTACACGTGTGTTTTCTGGACGTTCGCAAGTATAGATGTAAATACGTGTAAATATACATGTAAATACACAAAAAGCATCACGGGCATGGTGTGAGTATGTTTGCGCGCGTTGTAGGGGCGATTTGCAAATCGCCCTTATGCTGTTGCGTGCGTTTTTGCCTCGAATCGCCCATATTGCAATTCACCCATGTGGAAGGGCTAATTGCAATTAGCCCCTACGCGTGTGTTATCCGAACGTTGGCAAATATCATGTAAATACGTGTAAATATGCATGTAAATACACAAAAACATCATGGGCATGGTGTGAGTATGTTTGCGCACGTTGTAGGGGCGAATTGCAATTCGCCCTTGTTGCAAATCGCCCATACAGAGGGCTTTTGTTTTCAGGTTCTAAAAATTGTTAAAATAAACACAATTAACAAAATAAAGCCCATAAGCAATGAAAAAATTTTTATATTTGCCTTGTAGTTCAGAGAAAATAAATGTAATAAATATGAAAAAGTTATTTTTTGCAGGGTTGCTTACTGCAATAGTAGGGGGGAGTGTAGTGGCGGCCTCACTTCCCTTTTCTGTTTTAGAAGATCCACTGGAGGGAATACAGCAGCGCCCTACTACTTACAAAGTGTCTGGTACACTGATGAATAGGCGTAATCATGTGGCTATAGCAGGCGGGATGATTACCCTGAAAGACCTTACCACAGGTGATCAACAGTCCCTTCCAAGCGATACTCAAGGGGGGTATACAGTAGTGCTACAAGTGGATCATAACTATACCCTACAGGCGAGTGCTTCAGGCTACAAGAGCTCCGAGCCTGTCACCTTCCGCGCCAATACCAACGAACCCGAACGTGTTCCCATGAAAGTGCAAGACTTTAGGCTGAGTGAGCGGTAAAAAATAAAAGAGAGCGCAAGCTCTCTTTTACCAATTCTAACCACAAAATCTAATATATGAAAAACAATTTATCTTTTTGTTTCTTTGACGGTGCAAAGGTAGGGTGGTTTTCTTCTTTGACCAATAGATTTTTATTATTTTTTTCTATACTACTATCGATTTTTTCTATTTAACTTCCTCTGCTCACTACTTACTGCCAACACAGACAAGGGCGATTTGCAAATCGCCCCTACAGCAGGATGCAAAACCTTCATGCCAATATCAATGATTAATGAGCAATGATCAATGATCAATGATTAATGACCCCTGCTCACTTTCCACCACATACCCAACCTCATTCGTTTGGCTACACTCTTCACCACATACCCAGCTGTGGGCTCTCGCTGGCTACATTCTTCGCTCTTCACCACATACCCAAGCTCATTCGCTTGGCTACACTCTTCACTCTTCACTGCTCTCTTATATGTTAAATCTCTTGTTTTCGGCTTTGAAATGTTGTAATTTTGCAACGTTTTTAATGTTGATTAGTAGTCTATTACTCATTACTCATTGAACATTACTCATTACTCATAAGTTTCGAAAACTATTTTTAGGCTATAATTTTATTTACGAAAACTAATAATCAATAATATACAAAACAACCTTCCCTTTTACATACTCCGCTCTCGCGGACTTCCTCCAAAGGGGGAGTTTAAATTCGCTTAAAAGACTAAATTTGTTATTCAATATGAAAAATATTTTTTCTATAACTTATTGAATTTCTAATACTTACTTCCACATACCCAGCTGTAGGTATTCGCTGGCTATCCCTCATGGAGAGGGGGTAGGGGGAGGTTATGAAAATCAGTAACTTATAGAACTTGCAAAACTTGCGTTACTCATTGAACATTACTCATTACTCATTACTCATTGAACATTAATCGTTAATCATTGAACATTGAACATTGATCATTATGAAGGATTCATTTGTATTTTATCGTGATTGGCTCAACGTAATGGAGCAATTACCCGCTGAGATTCAGCTCGAACTATACCAAGCAGTAGCCCAGTATGCCCTCAATGGCAAAACGCCTACGCTCTCACCCATGGCAAAAATCGCCTTCGGGTTTATACAACAGTCTTTGGACAGAGACCAGTCCAAATACGAAAAAATCGTTGAGACCAACAAACTCAAAGGGCGACTGGGAAACCTAAAACGCTATTATCCTGACATTCACCAGCGTATGGTGGACGGAGAGCTCTCCCTTGAAGAAGCCGAACAACTCGCTACAGCGATAAAGACCTCGCCAAACAAAAATAAAACTCCTTCGGCGACAACCCGCTCGCCTAATGATAATGATAATGTCAATGACAATGATAATGACAATGATAATGACAATGTCAATGATAATGATAATGATCTTTCTTTTTTTCTAAAAAAGAAACAAAAAAGCGCGAGTGTAAAAAAAAGCGGCATCGAAGAAATTGATTTTGAAGAGCTTTCAGTAGAGATGCTTAAGGAAGAAAAAGAAAAAAATTCCGCGCAAAAAGAAAAAGAAAAATCCTCGGCCAAGGCATTCACCCCTCCCTCTCCTTCAGAAGTGGCGGCTTATTGTAGGGAGCGCGGCAATGATATCTCCCCTGAGAGCTTCTGTAGCTTCTATGCCTCCAAGGGCTGGCGCGTAGGGAATCAGCCGATGAAGGACTGGCGCGCTGCTATACGACACTGGGAAACACGGCGCTCCCATGAGAACAAACAGCCATCTTTCCCCAAAAACAAACAATCTCAACCCTTAGTTATCGATGAAAATGGAAACATCTTGTCCGCAGAGACTAACAACAATACCACACAAGCCAACACTTATGTGGCAGGAAGACAAACCGCAGCTTCTCTTAGCGCAAATCTCCAAGGTTGGTAATGGGCTTTCTCCCGTGGGCTTTGTCGAGAAGCTCAGGGACTTTGCTCCTTTGCGAGAACAACCCGATCCGGTAGCCCGTATGGCTATTGGGCTGATTGTCACTCAGCATGCGGCTTTGATAGGTATCAAGGGCACTATTGATGCCATGAATAAGGAGGATATCTCCAACCTTATCTGTAGCCGCTTTGCTCACTTGGCTTTGGAGGAGCTCCACAAGGCTTTTCAGCTCGAGCGCTATGGGGAGCTGGGGGAAGCTACGGCGCACTACAACCTGATCAATGCTCCCTATATAGCTCAGGTACTCACCAAGTATGTCTCTTGGCTGAGGAAAACGCGCCAAAACCATCCTCACCTCTCCCTCGAGAGGACTCCCCGAGAGGAGACTCCCCCTGCACCTCCCTCCCGAGAACGTATAGAAGCACTCGCCCACCAGATGCAGCAGCAGTACCTGCAAACCGGACAAATGCCTCTGTTCTGCTCTTGGCTCTTCGATGCCATGCGGCAGGTGGGCATGCTCCCTGATTTCTCCCCAGAGGAAAAAAAACTCCTACAGGCTCGCTACCAGAAGGAACGACTCGAACTCTGCAAGGAGAACAGACCCAGATACAACCCCTCCGCCTCCCTCTATGAGGAAATCGCCCTGAAAAAAGAAATCGCCTTGAAATACTTTTTTGAACAAAGGGCAGAGGATAGTGAAGAGTGAAGAGTGAAAAGTGAAAAGTGAAGAGTGAAAAGTGAAGAGTGAAAAGTGAAGAGAGAAGAGTGAAAAGTGAGCAGAGGTCATTAATCATTAATCATTGAACATTGATCATTAATCATTGATATTGGCATGAGGTTTTTTGCGTGCGTCGTAGGGGCAAAGTCCGCGAGCTGGCGCAGCGGAGTATGTGAT